GTTGAGGTCGTCAAGGCTTCTAAACCAAAAAAGGGGAAGTCTAAATGACCACTATCCTACAACCAAAAACTACAGTTAATATCGTCAACGCTTCACAGGCTGTTACCAATACCGGGCAAAAAATCTTATTTGTTGGTCAGATGACTACTTCCGGTAGTGCTACTAATGGGGCGTTGGTTCAATCAATCGCAAATGGTGGCGCTGAAGATGCGCTATTTGGCCGTGATTCGATGCTTGCGACCCTGATCAGAGCTAATAAGGTGCGAAATCAATCAATTCAGATTGACGTTATTGCTCTTGATGATAATGGCGCTGGTGTTGCTGCCACTGGCACAATTACTGTTGTCGGCACTGCTAGTGAAGCTGGCACCCTAACAGTCATTGTCGGTTCTGAGAAAAACCATAAGTTTAGCGTTGCGGTAGCCAATACCAATAACGAAACAACTGTTGCGGCTGCTATTGTTGCTGCGGTTAACGCTGATCTTGATGTTCCCGTGACCGCAAGCAATGTGTCGGGGGTTGTAACATTCACAGCTATCAATGCTGGCACATACGGAAACAGTATCGGAATTGAAGTACGTGGTAGTGTTGCCGGTATTACTAGCACCGATGTAGTCGGCATGGCTTCTGGTGCTACTGATCCAACCCTTACCGGTGTGTTTGATGTTATTGGTGAGAATCGCTATCAAGCCATTGTGTGGCCTTATCCTGATGCTCTGACTGAGCTTACTGGTTTACTTGACCCTCGGTTTAATGCAGATGGCAAAGTGTTAGATGGTGTTGGGTTTACAGCAAAAGCTGACTCGGTTGCCAATCTAAAAACTCTTGGCGCGGCTCCAAATAGTCAAAGTCTAGTTATTTTCGGTGACAAACTTGAATCAGAAACAAATTACAAAGGCCCGTCTATCGTAGAAATTCCAATGGTAAAAGCGGCTCAGTTTGCAGGCTTTCGGGCATTGCGATTGGACACAAGCGCTGTGAGTGTTGCTGATTTGGTTATCACCACTAATGGCCCTCTTGATTCATTTGGTGGCCCAGCGTTGGCATCTAAGCCGTTTTTCAATATGCCGTTTGCTGATTTGCTGCCTATCAAAGTAGGTCGGGGGTTTGATGATTCTGAGATTGAGGATTTAAAAAATAACGGTATTTCTGTAATTGGTAACAACCCTCCGGCTAACCTTGTTATTGCTGGTGAAGTTGTAACCACTTACCTCAACGATTCCGCTGGAAATCCTGATGTCACGTTTGGTTTCTTGAGCTATGTTGATACAACAACCCAAGCCAGAGAATACCGTTATAATAATTACCGCGCACGTTTTGCTCAGTCTCGATTGACTGAGGGTGATGTGATTAAAGGTCGTGATATGGCTAATGAATTAGTTATCCGGTCTTTTTCAAAACGCCTCTATCAAGATTTAAGCGGATCAAACTTTGTACTGTTTGAATCTGGCGAAGATGCTTTAAATTTCTTTAATGACAACCTTGTTATCTCCATTGATAAGGCGCTCGGCAAAGTAACCATTCAAAGCACCGATCCTATCGTTACCCAACTACGCGAGCTTGCTATTACCAGCAAAGTCGCCTTTAGCATCAACTAAGGAGTATGACTTATGGCTAACCAATTAAATGATTTTACGATTTTGGTTAATAACCAACAAATAGCCTATACCGCAGACTCTTTGAGTTGGAAAGATGGTTTTGGTGAATTCAAGGTTCGCAACGCGGTAGTGGGTGGCGGTCAGACTGAGCAGGTATTTTCTAAAGACTTAGCGACAAAGTTTGGCATGGTTAAGTTTTCTATGCCATCCACTGCTGAAAACGAATCGTACAAACGCGCATGGAAGGTTAGCGAAAATGACAATGTTGTTGAATTGATTGGCCCTAATGGTTCTGGGGTCACCAAGATTTTCACAAAGGCATGTATTCTTGAAGACCCAGAAACAAACGCATCACAAGACGGTAATATTGATATTGAATTTAATAGTAACCCAGCACAGTAAAAGGTAAAACGCAATGAGTGAGATCACTGTGGAATTAAAAACACCGTTTGAATACGCTATTAAAGGGGAAAATCAGAAGGCTGCATTTATCACTCTTTCTGCACCAACCTTTAAGCAGATCGACAAGATAGCACCGATCAAGCAGGCTTTTGTGTCGGCTATATCTGATCTGGGAGGTGGTTCTGATGATGCAGTCAAGCCAGAACCCGGAGAAGCTGAAGATATAACCGGCCCTCAAGTCATGGCTATTTTGTACCAATCGAAAGGCAATATGAGTCAGGTTTTCTTGTATGCCCAAGCGTTGTTCAAAGACGTTGCCCTGGTTGACGGTGAGGTTAAATTGACAACACCCCTTATGGAAAAAATGGATATTGCCGATTTTGAAAGGATGCTTGGGGAATATCTGGCAAATTTTACCGCACCATCCCTGATGGATGGTCTGTAGAACAACACCGGCTAGAAATTTGCAAGGTTGCCGCTTTCTATGAAGGCGGTATAAGCTACACAGAGTTAGCAAGGATGCCTCTCTGTGAGTTTTTCGAGATTTCAAAGTGCGCTATTGAAATAGCAGAGTTGAGGCGGTTGGAAATGGAGAAATCACGAAATGGCAAATAAAGTCAGCTTCATAATCGCCTTGCAGGATAAGTATTCTGCCGCCGCGAAAAAAATCAACGTCGCCAACCAGAGCATGAAGCGTTCGCTGTCCTCGGTGAATGATAAAATAAAAAAACTTGAAATGAACATGACCAGCTTGGGCAAGAAGACCGCCAAAGCTGGTGCTGTTATGACTGCCGCCGTGAGCGCTCCGCTTGCGCTTATGGCTGGATCAATGGTAGACGCGGCCTCAAATGCAGAGGAAACCGCCAACAAGTTCAACCAAGTATTTGATGAAATTGGCCCCGCTGCAAGTAAAGGCGCTGCGGAATTTGCTACATCCTTTGGGCTGGCTGATTCCACAGCACAACGAATGTTGAGTTCAACCGGTGATTTGCTGGTGGGCTTTGGTTTTGCTGGCGATTCTGCATTTGATCTATCCAAACAAGTAAACTCGCTCGGCGCTGATCTTGCATCCTTCCAAAATTTTGAAGGCGGGGCAGAAGCTGCCGGGCTTGCGTTAACCAAAGCCATCTTGGGTGAAACTGAAAGCGCCAAATCTCTTGGTATTGTCATTAAGCAAGATACCAAACAATTTAAAGATCGCTTGAAAGTCATCCAGCGATCACAGGGAGTTGATTTAAATCAAGCCAAAGCTATTGCCATTCTTGAAATTGCTGTGAAGCAAAGCACCAAATCAGTTGGCGATGTATCGAGAACTTGGAATGATTACGCCAGCGTAGCAAGGCGCGCAGAGCAATCTAATATCAAGCTGAAAGAAAGTTTTGGCAAAGATTTGCTTCCAATTGCCACAGAGTTAAATCTGAAATTAACTTCAGTGGCTGAATCGCTTTCTGCGTTAGAGCCGGGAAGCAGAAAAGCTATTCTATTATTTGCCGGTATTGCTATCGCTCTTGGCCCAATATTGTTATTGATGGGCGGTTTGGTTGCTGCTATCGGCGTGATAGGTGCCGTACCTGCCCTTGTTGCTACTGCTGTGGTCGCATCAATTGGGTTTATCATCGCCTATTTTGATAAATTAAAGGCAAGAATCTTAAACATCAAAGATGTATTGTTAATGTTTGCTGTTGGGCCTCTTGGTTCATTGATAGTCGGCGCAATTGATCTATTCAGTAAGCCTGCACCAGTTGCACCGGTCAACAATGGCTCTGCTTCTCTGAATGGAGAAATTAGCGTTTCTGCTGCGCCAGGTTCAAAAGTCAACAGTACATCGATGACGGGTAAATCTTCTAACCTTAATATGGGCGTTAATATGGTGGCTGCATAATGACTGATGAAGCAAAGGTTATTGATGGTCGCTATAAAGGGGTAAAAATTCGCATTGATTCTGCCTCTCTTTCTGGCGGTAGGAAGCACGCTGTCCACAGCTTCCCTAATCGAGATACCAATTTTATTGAAGATTTGGGCGCTTTGCCTCGATCATATCAGCTTGAAATAATTGTATCTGATACTCAGGGACAGGATTATTTCTCTTATAGAGATTCATTACTATCCGCTCTTGGCAGTATTGGTACGGGTATTTTAGAGCATCCTATCTATGGCCGTATAGATGATGTGTTTTGCACCACGTTTTCTTTGAGTGAGAATTTTACCGAGTTTGGCCGTTCTGTTATATCTGCATCATTTGAGGTTAGCCTAAACAGAGGAATTCCCCAGCAAACCAATACCTCTCTATCTCAATTAGTTGCTGGTAATGCGGCTGTTATCTCTGCCGTGAATGCTGACATTGTTGGCAGATTTATTATTTCAAACAAGTACAAAGATAATTTTCAGGCTGGTATTGATAAAATCACTGATATGGTGACAGCGTTTACTGATTCAACTTCTTTTATTGGCGATGCTGCTTCTGATATTGATTTGATCAATGAGGCTATTGGTGATTTATCAGCAAATATAAACTCATTGATTGTTGCTCCTCAAAATCTAGCTGATGAAATTGGTTCTTTGTTTGATGTTATTGATGGAGCGACCGGATCAACTGAAAGCACAGCAAAAACAATGGAAAAGCTGTTTGGTTTTGGTGATGATGATAATTCAATCACACAAAACACAGCCGGAAAAATAGAACGGGCTGATAATAATGCTGTGTTGAATAGCGCTATAAATTCTCAGGCTTTAGGATATGCGTATACAAATTCAGCACAGACTGAATTTGATACAGTGGACGAAATTGATACAGTTGCAAATGATCTGGATGATCAATATCAGTCTGTTATGAATTCTGATGCTGGGCAAGATGTAAAAGATGCTCTCACAGATTTGAGAACAGTCGTGCAGGGCTTCTTTGATAAACAGCGACTAACAGCCAGCCAAGTAATAACCATATTCACCCCAACCACTAGCACTAGGCTATTGAGCTTTCAGTATTACGGCGATTCCAGTAGGGGTGAAACGCTAGGCATTTTGAATAATGAAGCTGATGTTTCGTTTATTTCTGGTGATGTGGAGATTTTGACCGCATGAGATTGGAAGTTAAAGGTATTGAATATGACAACTTTATCTCTGCATCTTGTGAGATAAGGCTTGACGCGCTTTCTAATACCTTTAGTTTTAACGCAGCACTTCCAGAAGGCTCAGAAATGCCGTTTAAGGGCGGTGACTCATGCAGAGTGCTAGTTGATGGTGTCGTTGTCTTAACCGGCCATATCGAAGTAATAGAGGTCAGCTACAGCGGTGACAGCCATAGCATCTTGGTTTCTGGTAGAGATAACACCGCGGACTTACTAGATAGCACTATTTCAAATATAGATGATCTTCGCGCTGATAATTTAACGCTTAAATCAATCATTGATGCAGTAATTAAGAATATTGGTTCTAATTTAAAGGTGATTGATCGGGTTAATCCTGCCGCTTTTGATCCTGCTGAAGATTTGGCAAGCCCGGAGCCGGGGGATAACGCTTTTTCTTTCATAGAGAAGTATTCCAGAAAGCGCCAAGTTCTACTCACTTCCGATGCTGATGGTAATGTGGTAATCGATACCAATACCGCAACGAAAGCTCTCGGTGCAGTCCAGCATATTATAGGCGCTGATGACAACAACGTGATTGAGTCAAATTTCAGATTCGATACAACAGGCAGGTTTAATGTTTATAAACTTACTTCTCAGTTAAGCCCTCTCCCTCTGATTTTTGCCGGTGATATTGATCTCGCGTCATTGGTAAATCAGGTGGGAGGGGCACTTGATTCAAGTATTCGTGAAGGTCGCCAGATGATATTGGTGTCTGAAACCTCATCATCATCAACACTTGATGAGAAGCGGGCCAGATGGGAAGCTGATATACGCCGGGCGCGGGGTTTGGTTTACTCTGCCACTGTTCCAGGCTTCAAGGTTGGATTCGATACCGGCGATTTGTGGGAAGTGAATAATTTATATCAGATTGTTGATGATTATTTGGGTAAATCTGAACCAATGCTGTGCAATTCAATAGCTTTTTTATTTGATGCTGAAGAAGGAAAAAAGACAAAATTAGGGTTTGTTGATGAATCAGCTTATAAAATATCTTTGCCAGATGAAGAAAAGCCAGAAACAAGCCAAGTTGCGACAAAATTTATTAGACCGATAAGTTTGGCCAAGACATTAGAGAATCTGTAATGTTAAGAAAGTTGATCAGATGGGCAAGAATTACCAAAGCTGGCACTGATGCAGAGCAATTTCCTGTTCAGCAAGTTGAATATATGGGCAAAGTTGCAGATTCACTAATGGTTTTTCCGTATGGGATGCATGGTAATGTTCCCGCTGATTCTTTGGGCCTGATGTTTGCGGTTGGTGGCAATCCTGAAAACAGGGCCACTATTGGGTTTGCTCCACAACATAGGCCAACGCTTGAAGAAGGCGAGGTTGCTTTTTATCACCCATTGCTACCAAACTTAATTATTAAACTTCAAGCCAGTGGTGAGATGTTGATACAGTCTGACTTAAAAATTAACATTGTTGCACCGGAAACGGAATTCACTGGCATTGTAAAGGCTAACGGAAAGGTCATTGATGATACGCACCAGCATTCACAAGCTAATGATTCTGATGGTGACTCACAAGTTAATATAAACGGGGTGTTATGATGGCGGGCAATACAGACGCAGTTTTAACGGTTAACGTTACCACCGGCCTCTTTGATATTGGCATTTCTGCTAATGGTGATATTGATACTGATGATTTCTTTGATACCGCCATTCTTTATAGTTTATTTGGTGAGCGTAGAGCCTCAAGTTTTGAAGTTTCAGATGCTAGATATAGACGCGGCTGGATAGGTAATGAAGGGGTTGATTTCGAGAATGGATCAAAGCTGTGGCAATATAGCCAAGCCAGAGTGACTCGGACTATCCTTTCTCGTATTGAAGATGAGGCTTTAAAGTCTTTAGAATGGATGGTAGAGGATAAGATAGCGGTTGCCATAGTTGATGTATCTGCTGTTCTTAATTCTGGCAAAGTGCTTCTTAATCTGACTATTGAGCGAAGCGGTGACAAAGTAGAGCGGCGATTCTTTGAGTTGTGGAATAATACAGGAATTAGATAATGTCTATTCAGCTACCAGAAACAGCAATTGAAATAGATGCTAGATCAAAGGCAGACGTTCAGCGTGAGCTTGCCACATCAAATCCTTTTTTAAAAAACAGTTGGCTTGGTGCTATTGTCACCTCAACATCAAACCGGGTATTTGATTTCTATTTGCAATTAAAAGAGGCTATTAAGCAGAGTTTCCCTGATACCGCCACTGGATCAGAGTTGGCTCGATGGGCTGCGATTTGGGGCAAGCAGAAAAATGCGGCAACTAAAGCAAGCGGAAATATTGTGGCAACGGGAACAGCGACAACTGTTATCCCCATTTCAACGATTCTCGCTGGCAGCTTGGGAAATTATACCACTATCGCAGCAACCACTATTTCAGCGCAGTCGTTGAGCGTTTCAGGGATTATTAGAAGCGGGCAAACGGCTACGGTTACAACGGCCTCTGATCATGGTTTAGCAAACAATGTTTCTGTGACCATATCTGGCGCGGATCAGGCAGAATACAATATAACCGCAAATATTACAGTGAGCGGGCTTGATACATTTGAATATCAGGTTGCAGGCTCTCCTGCAACGCCAGCTACAGGAACTATTCTGGCCGCAGTTACTTTTGTAAGCGTGCCTGTCCAAGCCGATAATTTTGGTGATGATTTCAATCTTAATGCTGGCGTAAGCCTTACATTACAAAGCCCCATTGTTGGTGTTGATAACATAATGGTTGTTGATTTTGGGCAGGTTTCCGGTGGCTTAGATCAAGAGACTGATGCTAGTTTGCGCACAAGAATGTTAAATCGGATTCAAAACCCTGTTTCCCAATTCAATACTGAAGCCATTACGGAGGCGGCTAAAGAAATTACCGGTGTTACTAGGGTTTTTGTTGAGGCTATAACACCCGCTGTTGGACAGGTAACGGTTTATTTTATGAGGGATGGAGATACTAATCCTATTCCAACCGGCGCTGAAGTTGCGAAGGTTCGCGGAGAAATTGAAGCGATCCTTCCGGCTAATACTGACACATTAGATTTATTTGTTAATGCTCCAACTGCTGTTATGGTCCCTTTCACCTTCACGGCTTTAACACCAAACACCAACACAATGCGATCTGCGATTGATGCAAATTTGCGGCAGTTCTTTAATGAAAGCACAACAGTTGGCGTTAATATTGATAAGGATGCTTATCGATCAGCGATATTTAATACAGTTGATACTATAACGGGAGATGTTGTGCTTACCTTTACCCTATCAACGCCAACAACAGATATTACAATAGCGTCAGGGGAAATTGGCACACTGGGAACTATTACTTATGCTATTTAAGCGCAGGGATTTAGAGCAGTACACCGATAGTCTCGCTGACTATATGCCAGGTGGAATATTGTTTGCTTCTAAATCCATACATGATAGCAATTTCCGCAAGCTATTAACTGGCATGGCTGGGGAGTTATTTCGCGCTAATGGTTATTTAAAATCTTATAATGACGAGATTATTCCCGATCAGACAGTTAAATTTATCGAAGAATGGGAGTCTGCTTTGGGCATTCCTGATAGCTGCTTCAAAGCTACAGGAACAATCATCGAAAGACGTAGAGATATACTAGTGAAACTTGCAGCTCTTGGTGTGCAGACAAGTGATGATTTTGTGGCTCTTGCGTTAACGTTTGGCATCACGGTAACGATCAATTCAGGCATTCGAGAAATAGCGTACCCGCTGGTGTTCCCTGTTATCATGTTTTCTACATTGAAAGAAGCTAGATTTACGATAATTGTTAGATTTACAAATCAATCGGCAAACAGATTTCCGCTAGTTTATCCAATTACTTTTGGGTCTGGTGAGATAGCTATTCTTGAATGCCTGTTTACTAAATTAAAACCGGCAAATTGTGATATTATTTTCCAACAGGTTTGAGGAATTGAAATGCAAGATTTAAATGACAAGATAACGGGCAGCACATTAACCGCTACAGAATGGAATGAAGTACCAAGCGAGCTTCAAAATGTCATTGAGAATTTGGGGCTTACTTTGTCCTCTGGTGATTTGAATCAGCTTGGAAAAGCTATAGCTGGATATGTGGCAAACGGCACCTTTTACACAGATAGCGGTGCTGCTGATGCTTATGTATTAACCACTATTGGCCTAAAGCAATCGCCCACTGCTTATACTGACGGGCTTGAAATTAATTTTTTAGCAGCCAATCCTTGCACAGGCGGCGCAGTGACAGTCAATGTTGCTGGGCTTGGTGTCA